ATCTTCACGACGACGGATGGTTCTGTCGCCACGTCAGGATATCCGCGAAGATGTTCGAGCTGCATGTCATGGAACGGATCCAGGGCAGACTTTACCCAATCGCATGCCTCAGGTGTGATGAGCCTCTGCTTGCAAAGGTCATCCATTGGTTCCTTCGAGCGCACGATGTCACGCAGCTTTTGTACCTCTGTCAGCGACGCCATGGTGTTTTCTTTCGCGCACCGGTGTAGGTGCACAAGCCTGTAGCTTTCGAGGGGTCAATCTCTCACTCAACCCTACCGATTCGGCTAGCTTTGCCTAACGGATAACACGTGCCGAGAACCATCCCCAGCGTCTTCAATGCTGGTAGAAAGAAACACGTGTTGAGAGGGGTGCCATAGCCCGACTTACGCCGTGGAGGCGCTGTCGGGCATTGAATCCTCCGGCTCTGTTAGAAATTCTTCCAGCGCCATGTTTGCTGGGAATTCTTCGAGAGCAATGCTTGCTGCGGCAAGGAGTACATCGAGACTCGTATCTTGCCATTCTTTGCCAGCGTGTTGGAGGTTCGCAGCAGGACCGGCAACCCGAGTTGTACCCTCGGGTTCGTCGTCCGGATCATAGTCCGTGCATGGGATTTGAAACTCATCTAATTCTTCCCATGTGGTGCACTTCGACATGGAGTCCAACCATTCCGAACACTCAGCAGAATCTTCGAAGTTGATTTGGGTTGCAATAGCTGCCTCCATCATCGGAACGTCATCGTCTTCGACGCAGTACGGTCCACCTATGACCCTGTAAAACATGTCGCGGTCTGCTTCATACAGGTTCGTCATCTCTGTATTTAGCAATGGGCGCCCTTCGTTGTCTAGCTCAACGGGACTCTTGAAGCCCTCGAGTTCGACGCCGTAAATGCGGGCGACAGCAGTAAGATAGTGCCGGATACCCGGCGTTTTCGAATCGGTTGTCCAGTACCCCTTGAGTTTAAGTATGTATTTATCGATGTCGCAATTGCGTGCCACAGAAAGCTTGCGACATGCTTTGCCAACGTCCGCATAGGACGCGAGCGACTCCAGAGGTCTTGGGTAATGGCGACCAAGGAAAAATGTTCCCTTTTCAGGTCGCGAGAAGGAGACTTTGAGGATCATTCCGATGCCTTGCGTGATGAATGTTGCGGCATCGCTCCAATCCGCGTCAGTGATGTGTGGCAAGGATGGCGCCACTCCATCATCACCGAACTTGGGCCCTATAACTGAATAGGGGATACTCCATATGACAGGGTCGTTGTCCTTAAACATAAAATCGCTCCAATACAGGTGCGCCAGACCCTCGGAATATCTTTCGTTGTAATCAGCAAGTGCCACGCGAATAGTGTTGGCTTTGACCTGCTGTAGATCCAAATCTTGCTCCTTCCTGACCCGCCACGAATGTTTCGTGACGGCATAGCACGTTGAGACGAACTCTATAAATGCCGAGACGATGGTGTTCAGCTCAGTGGTAACACCAGACCCACTGTTGTTCTTGTATCCGGTCGCCACCATTTGACCGTTCAACATCGTGACGAAGTCTACATTCTCCATGAGAGTCTTTGTGACTTCATCTCCATCATCCTCATGCACAAATGACATCACAAACTTGACGAAAATCTCTTTGTAAATGAACTCACTAATGGTTTCGTCCATCTTACTGTAATCCGTGTCGTGCATACCGCTGACCGGAGAGTTGTCGTCGCCACATGCCTCAGCCGCTGACTCAGCCAAATACCGAATGGCATAGGCGATGTCCGATGGTGTGCGTCCGGGCATGAAGAAGTGGCATCCTTTCAAAACATCCTTGATTAACAAACCAACTCGTCCAGTCTGGATAGCCAAATCCTCATTCAATTGCGTAATGCCACGTGGTGCTGGGCTGGCCTTCTCCGCTGCCTCGTTCTTCAAGTGTGTCTTGTGAAGCGCGGGCTCGGCCAAGAGTTCATTCCACCTCTGCAGTCGTGCAGCTTGTAGTGCCCCAGTACGACGGTCATGAATGACCTGGGAAGCACACAAGTGCATTGATTTCAGAGGAATTCCGGTCTCATCCGACACCAAGTTTGTGAAGCGTACTAGCAACATGTTCAAAACCTTCGCAAAATCGTTCGAAGGCTTCGTCGTGTTTCTGAACTTTTCGAGCCGCTTCGTCTTGTAGGCGTCGTGTGCAGCATCCGACTTCGTATCTGCTACACCAGGACCGCCCCCGAACGCATTGGGTGCGCCCGGGGCCGCTTGACCGTCCTCCACCATGTCATCGTCGTCTGACCCATCCCGACGAGTGTACATAATGTTCGGTAGTGGACGGTACTCCACTGGGATGCAAAAGAACGCGACCAGAATCGGTTCAATGGCACCCTGCCGCCAAATGCTCTGCATTTGCAGCGTCCGCTTGACCTCCGACACGCCATAGCCTTTCGGCCGGTTGCGCCCCATCAGAGTGAAAAGCCTGTACTGATTTTCCGACAATTCCACAGACGTTTCCGGGCCTGTGTCGCACGCATATTTAATGCTGAACGTCGGACACTTCGAGTCACCGAACTTGCCACACAGGAACGTATCCTGCTCCAATTTAGAGGTTCCACGGACGATTTTGACATTGTCTGCCTTGCGTAGTGGGGACCCATGGATGGGGCGATTGTTGGCTATTTCGTGCATCATGTCACACACGCGCTTCGACAACTTGGTAGTCGTATTGCGTGCCAGCCAAACCCACTTGTGATGGGAGCCTGGCTGGTATTGCGTAGTGATGTTGTACGTCGTGAACGCAACTTTGCCCGGATGCTCGAGATATATGTATTCACTAGCGGAATAGTTCCACGGCTTCTGCGTGTGGTACGTCGTGCCGGTGACGAGCGATACACGCTCTTCAACCACTGCTTCACCGTTCTTCACGGTATAGTACCACGTGGAGTTAGTACCTTCGCCAGCCAGTTTGTTGTACTCTGGCGTGACCACGACAATGTTCTCTCCCGCGTATGCCTCGAAAGAATCAATGTACACATCCTGGTCCACAATGGTATAGACCATCCCTGGCGTGAACTTGTGGTCAGGGTTTGGATGCTGCAAATCTTTCACGTCATGCACAACGCGTCGCCCAATGGCCTTCTTGTCGCGTCCAGTACCGCCCCCTGTGATGCTTTCATCATACATCCTGAAGCCAGCGCCAGATAGCGCATCACGCATCGCGTGGATTCCCACGCGGCGTGAGGCACCCGCTATCGGATGGTCACTCTGTGTTGCCTCGATGTCCTTCAACGTTGCCCGAGGGGGGGCGAAGGACTGTGCCAAGTTGCGAAAGATCGAAGGGTCGTGGTGGCGCTGTCCCTTCGGTGGTTTCTTGCGCGCTGTGGCGTCGAAGGCGTGGGTAACCTTCTCCTCTCGTATCACACGGTCAACCAGTCGCAAAACGCGATCCTCGCCGGTGATTTCCGTAGCCCTGTCTGAGAGCCACCACCTGGTTTTGCCGTGCCAGGTGGCGCTCTGCACCGGACTGTGTTTGATATATTGCAGCTCTTGTGCGAGCCACTTTCCCGCTAGCCCGCTCACAGGAATGCAGCACGCGATGATATCGCGTGATGCAATCTTGGCCAGCATGCGGAGCCATGGGACCCGTAAGGCATCCTGCAGTAGAAGCTGTTCCTCTTGGGCCTGGCGTTCGTCATGGACAAGTAGCCCCTCCAAAAGTGGGGCCACCTGACCTTCGATTAAGCTGCGTACCTTGGCGAACGACGGAAATTCGCAAGGCTTGTGAACATCGGGCGCAGCGACAGACAATAACCCGTCCATGTTATCGAACGGAGTCTGCTCTGGCCCGAGCGCAACTCTTTCGTGCCCCCCACTCTCAGCGATGCTAAGACGTGGGAGCATGAAGCAGTGCCATTGAAAGAAAGAGAGGTTCCACTTAACTGCGTTGTCCGGCCGTTCACCACGCTCACGGTGGTGTTTCCCCTGTAGTAGCTCGTCTTCACGTACCAGTGATAACGGCGTTGAGGCTGCGGCGGGACGAAGCGATGGTATAACTTCAATCTCATCTTTGGCTGCTGATGACATACCAGTGCAAGGCATATCTAAATCTCCCTCGGCTTTCAGATGAATCTGGTAAGTGGAGGAAGGAAGAGCGAACTCTTGGGGGGTCGTG